TTCTTTAGACCCATCTCTTAGTGTTATGCAAGCATTAGAAGATATTGATGATCCAGATAGATTAAATCGTGCAAGAAAAAAGATTGACAGATCAAGAGAGTCAACTATTGAGTGGCTAGAGTCAAGAAATGACGAAGATACTTTTACGGCTACTCTTATGAAAGCCCTTATTGATAAAGAATCAACTGGGAACGGTTACCTAGAAATTGGCAGAACAACAGCAGGAGAGATTGGATACATTGGTCACATCCCAGCTTCAACTCTTCGTGTACGCCGTCTTCGTGATGGGTTCGTGCAAATTGTAAATGGAAAAGCCGTATTCTTTAGAAACTTTCAAGATGTAAATCAGGCAAACCCACTTGGAGACGATCCTCGTCCAAATGAAATTATTCATCTTAAGACATATACCCCAACAAACACCTACTATGGAATTCCTGCAATTGTTGCAGCAAAGAATGCTATGGCAGGTAATGAATTTGCTTCCAAGTTTAATCTTGAGTACTTTGAAAACAAAGCTGTTCCAAGGTATGTGTTCTGGATTAAGGGTGCAAAACTATCAAGAGATGCTGAGCAAAAGCTATTTGATTTCTTTTCCAATAATCTTCGTGGTCAAAACCATAGAACAGTTGTTGTTCCACTACCTGCAGATGATGGAAACGGAAACAAGGTAGAAGTTAAGATGGAAGCAATTGAAAACGGAATTCAAGACTCATCCTTTAATAACTACAGAAAGTCTAATATTCATGAGATTTTAATGGCTCATAGAGTTCCAATTTCAAAGATTGGAAGCATGGAAAATATTTCTCTTGCTAATGCTCGTGAAGCGGATAAGACATTTAAGGAACAGGTTTGTCGTCCAGAGCAAGACGCTCTTGGAAAATCTATTAATAGACTTGTTGCAGAAAAGACAGATATGTTCAAGTTAAAGTTTAACGAGCTTACCCTTACAGACGAGGACACTCAATCTAAGATTGACGAAAGATACCTTAGAATGCAGGTTATTATGCCTAACGAAGTAAGATCTAGGCTTGGTCTATCTCAACTTCCAGATGGAGACACTCCAGTAATTCTTAAGCCACAACAGGCAGCAGAACAAAGAACACAGGCTTCTGGAAATAGATTGAGGGATCAGCAAAGAGATTCTAATGCTGCAGATACTGGAAATGGATCAAGAGCCACTCAAGGTGACGGCAGACAACAGCAATAAATAACACTATAATAACAAAAGTGTTATATAATTAAAATGCTATGGTAGATTTACAAAAAGCTTCTCTTACTACCAATGGTCAACAAATAACGCTGACCATGCCTATCTCAAAGATAGACGTAGAAAAGAGAATCGTATCTGGGTTTGCAACACTTGACAATGTTGATCGTCAAGGAGACAGGATTACATCCGAAGCCTCTCGTAAAGCATTTGAAAGCTTTAGAGGTAATGTGCGATTAATGCACCAGCCAATTCCAGCAGGAAAAGTTGTAAACTTTAGAACAGAAACCTTCTTTGACATGGAAACAAATAAGCAATACAGCGGTGTATACGTTGATGCTTATATTTCAAAGGGTGCAGATAATATTTGGGAAATGGTCCTAGATGGCACACTTACTGGTTTTTCAGTTGGCGGAAACGTAAAAGATTCAGAGCCAGTGCTTGATGCAGAATCACAAAAAACAGTTAGAATAATTAAAGACTATGACCTTGTAGAGCTGTCCCTAGTTGATTCCCCAGCAAATCAACTAGCAAATATTTTTTCTATTCAAAAAACAGATCATGGCAACGTTGCTGATGGAATTTTTAATAAATCAAACATTCAGAATGTGTTTTGGTGTGAGGCAGATAACCTAGCCTACACTGGATCAGAAGAAACCCATAAGTGTGCAAATTGCAATTGTGATCTAAACACTATTGGTTGGGTAGATGAAATAGATGAGGCTTCAACAGCTAAAGCTGTTTTTGCAATGGTAAAGGCAGAAAATGTAGTTACTAATGAAGATACTGCAAATAAATATCCAAAACAAAATGAAGAGCTTTCAGACATTCAAACCGAAGCTGATAAAGAAGATTTAAATAAAAGAAAATTTAATGTTGGAGATTTTGTACAATGGGGGTCATCTGGAGGAACAGCTCGTGGTAAAATTACAAGAATAGTAACTAACGGTAAAGTTGTTGTGCCTAATTCAAGCGTAACAATTACGGCTACTCCTGAAAACCCTGCTGTAGCAATTACAGTTTATCAGGAGTCTAACGGTTCTTGGAAGCCAACAGATATTAGAGTGGGACACAAAATGAATACCTTGAGAGCATGGAGCACAAAGGTGAAGAAAGTTTTCGGTATTCCAACAAAAGTTTTACTATCCAATGAGGTAGTAAATAAGGCAATTGAGACTGATACTCAGTCAGTTGCCAACCAAAACAACGAAGGAGGTGTTGAAGTGGCTGAAAACATTGAAACTACTACAGATGTAGTAGAAGAAGTAGTTGTTGACGAAGTTATTGAAGAAGTTGAAGCAGTTGAAGCAGAAGAGTCTGTAGAAACAGTAGAAAAGTCTGACGTAGTTGAAGAAGCAACTGAAGAAGAAGCTATCGAAACAGTCGAAGAAGTTGCATCAGAAGATGCAGCAGAGGCAGACGCTTCCACCGAAAATGGTGAGGCATCTGACTTGGAGAAAGCCCTTAACGAAGTTAAGACTTTTGTAGAGGAAATCGTTGCAAAGAGCACAGTAACAAATGTTGAGTCTGTAACAGCAGTAGCTGGAACAGTAGCAGAAGTAACAAAGGCTCTTAGCGATAAGATTACAGAAGTTGAAAGCGGATACGCAGAGGTTAATAAAGCTCTTGCAGGAATCTCAGAAGTACTCTCAACTCTCTCAGGAAGAGTAGAGTCTGTAGAGGCAGATACTGCAGTAAAAAAGTCTGGTGAACTTGGTGAATCATCAGATAAGACAATCACTAAAACCCAATCAACTTGGGGCGGACGCTTCCTCGGCACCGCAGAATTAATTTAAAAGGAAAAGTGGGTGAAAAAATAATATGAGCGACAATATTTTAGAAAAGGCTGCAGCTAGCGGTACAGTTCTATCTCCATTGACATCCCCAGGCGATATGACCGCCGAAGGTAACTCAGGTGACAACGGTGGTGTTCTAAATCCAGAACAATCCCGTCAATTTATCGACTATATTTTTGACGAGATGGTTCTCGCCAATGATGGTCGTAGAGTAGTCATGAGAGCTAACACAATGGAAGTAGACAAGGTTCGTGTAGGTTCACGTTTGGTTGCTAAGGCAACTCAGGCAGAACAAACAGGTTCTAACGCAGCTCCAGCATTTACAAAGATCGAACTTACAACAACTAAGTTCCGTCTAGATTACGAACTTTCGACAGAATCCCTTGAGGACAACATTGAAGGTCAGCAACTTGAAGATCACATTGTAAGATTAATGGCAACTCAGTTCGGTAACGATCTTGAGGACATTGCTATCAATGGTCGTCCAGCAACATCAGGCGATGGTACCTACAATAACACATTGGCAGGTTTCATTCGTCAGACTCTAGACACATCTTACACAGGTGCTCACGAAGCTGCAGCAGCTGCTGCAACTATGACAAGCATCTGGGAGGCAACTCCAGATTCAGGTGATGGATCTGTTGCAACTCTGTCTCTTGAAGCTATCGAAGCAGTGTACAATGCACTACCTCGTAAGTTCAAGGCTCGCCGTCAGGACCTAAAGTTCTACATGAATAGCAAGCATCTTCAGGAATTGATCTCAGCACTTCGCAGTGTTGGTTCAGTACCTGAGCAGGTTGCAACCCGTGTAATTGATGGCGTTCTTCCACAGATCGGTGGTCCAGCAGGAGCACAATACATGATCTTTGGATTGCCAGTACTTGAAGTACCTTTGTACCCAGATAACTACGTTGACTTGACATTGCCAAGCAACCGTATTTGGGGCTTCCAGCGTGATGTCACGGTTCACCGTGAGTTCAAGCCGAAGAAGGATACCGTAGAGTACACAGTATACGTCCGTATGGGTGTAGCTCTAGAAGAGAAGTCCGCTATTGCATATGCAGTGCGTACAGCTTAATCTATAACCGTTGAAAGGGTCGCAGGAAACTGCGACCCTTTCATCATTTATTGAGGTATAATTAGTCTAGGAGGATTTATAAATGTTTGATAAGAAATCAGTATTTGAATTAAAATCTATTTGCAAGTCTTTAGGTATTGAAACTAACAAGAACTCAAAAAAGATTGAGCTTTTAAGTGCTATTAAAGAAACTGGTTTAACTGATCAAGAAATCCTTGACGCTATTGACAAAGCCTTTGATTACAAAGAAGCAGATAAAAAAGAAACCACAGTAGAAGTTTTAGAAAAAGAAGAGCCTACTATAAAAAAACAAGAAAAAGTTTTATTAAAGATGGTCCATCCAAGAGGTGCTCTAAATGTAGGAAATGGAGTAGTCTTCACATTTGAAGAGCCATTTAAGTTGTTGTCAAAAACACAGGCTGACGATATAATTAGAAGAGCAAAAGAAGAAGTAAGGGAGGCTACACCAGAAGAACTTGCGTTCTTTTATGGAGTAGATTTATAAGATGAAAGAATACCTCAGAGCCGATGGGGAAGAACTAAGTATTGCATATACTGCTCCTGCAGGAACTGATTCTATTGTCTATACGGTAACTGATTTAGATTTGAATGAAGTGCTTTTTGCAGACGAATCAATATCAAAAAGAGCAACGGTAACAGCAGCTTCTGGAAACGGGACAACAATTACCTACACCGCATCAAATACTTTTGCTGTTGGGGATGTAGTTACTATTACTGGGTTAGCAACAACAACTGGATCAACCCTTAATAAGTCAAATGTTTCAGTAGCAACTAGATCAGATTCTCAATTTACTGTAACAAATTCAACAGTTGGAACCTCAACAGCAACTCAATCTGGTACAGCCGTGCAGATAACAACTGCATTTACTTTAATTTTAGGTCAAGATATCACAGCCTATGACAGAAAACTACAAATTGATTTACAAATTGTAGACGCAGGATCCTACTCAGAAGATATTATTTTTGCATCACTAGTAAGACCATACTGCGACATTGATGAATTAGCCTCAGAGCTTGGACTAGTAATAACAGATACCCCAACTGGCTCTGGTCAAATAAAAAGATCAGACCTAGAAAGACTCGAAAAACGAGCAAGATTCTTAATTAATAAAATAACAAATGATAAATTTAACTTTGAATACAAAAGCATATTAACCTATGGTCAAAATGCAGACACTCTGTACATTGGTGAAAGAATTGAGACCTATGACAAGATTGTTAAAGATGACGAAGTTATATATGATGTAACAGAGTATCCAGAAGTTAATTTATTAGAGTATCCAGTATCAGTATCAAAGAGCAAATATCATCTAAAGGTGTACGATGTTGGAACAAATATTGCTGAGTCTACCCCATTTAGAATTTTAGATCCTTATGGGGTGTTTGAAAAAGGTAGCACTTACCTAGTTCGTGGAGAATTTGGCTGGAAATATGTCCCAGAAGATATCAGAGAAGCAGCCATACTTCTAGTAGAAGACTTAAGATGTGCAGATTTTAATTATAGAAATAAGGGACTCAAGTCTGTAAAGAACGAATCCTTTGATATTCAGTATTCTGATTCAATATCATTGGGATCAGGAAACCTATTAGTAGATTCATTCCTACAGGATTACAAACGATTTGACTTAATGGTGATCTAAATGACTTGTATCGTTGGAACAGCATACACAATGACAGCAGATCTATATACCGCTACGGTGACACAAGACGCAAACTCAGGTGCCGTTCAAAAAACATGGGTAAAGACATCAACTGTTAGTTGTTTGGCTAAGGGCGTTGTTCGTAGTGGCTTAGGAGACAATTCTAATACGGTTGAGGTAAAAAACTATTTAAATGTTATTACTGGACTTGTAAAGTTTAGAAGCGGATCCCCTATTGATAGCTCAGTAAGAGTAACAAACATTAAAAACGACACAGAGGTTATTTGGAAAGAATCTGGTTTAACTGGAATTGGATCTGCAGGTGGTGCAAATGGAGCAACAATATTTGAGCCTCGTGGAAGCACACCAATAATGGATCACCTAGGTCACGTTATTGAGTATGAAACAATCTTGCAAAGACAGGATATTCAATCTTTGGTGATTCAGTAATGCCAAGAGTAGACACCTCAGTTCTTAATGTTGCAATAAAAAAATCTAAGACAAAAACTTTTAAAACTGGTGATATTGGTGCTAAAATGGCAGCATCTGCAAAGTTTCAATTAGAACTATTAAACAGAATTCATGGCGAAGATAAAAAAAGAATACAGGTTGCTGGTCTCAGATATATAATGAACTATTTTGAGGCTTATGTAGATAATGCAGCAAGATCAAGACCAAATTCACTACACCATGTTTATGAGCCAGGCAGGACAGGCGATAAGTCTGCAAGACTGTTTGAAGCCTCTGTTCTTGAATCAGGAAAGCCAACGCTAACATATAGATTTAAGGAATCTAAGGTTCCAGGGAAAAGCGGTTATGTGTTTAGAAACAAGGCTTTTATTATGGAAGAAGGGCTACCCGTAACAATTACTCCTAAAAATGCAAAAAGATTAGTATTTGAAATAGATGGAAATATTGTATCTTCAGAAAAGGTAGTTGTTCAAAATCCTGGTGGAGACTATGTTCAAGGATCTTTTGTAAAAATATTTAATCAGTTTATGTCTACAATGGCAAACGTAGCCCTACAAGATATGGAATTCTTTAGTAGAATAGAGAAAGGCATTCAAAGTGAATCAAGAATTGCTCTTAGAAGAATTAGCAGGGGCGAAATAACAAATATGGCAAACTTAGCAGCAGCATCTTCTAGTAAAATTGTGAGGAGTTTATAGTGGACTACACAAAGCTACCAATTTGGCTTATTTGTAAGTATGTTTGGGATCACGCAGCTGGTCAGGTCAGCGGTCAATCTGCTATTGATTCAAACATATGGGATGTGACCCAATATAGCATGACTGGATTAAATGCAGAAATTACATCTATCACTGTAAGCTCTGGTGTTGCAACAATCATTACAGATACTCCCCACGGAATGACTGCCAACAATCTTTGTAATATTACTGGAGTAAGTGAAACCTATAATAAAGTTTTTAAGGTAACTCAGGTAGATAGCACTACTCAATTTAGAATTCAAGCTCCATCTGGCGGAGCAACCGTTTCATCAACAACTGGAAATGTTGCAGAAATTGGTCTTATTCCTTTCTATCCAG